ACTTTGTGTTCGCACTTAATGACATGTTGTAGGATCTTATCCTATCATGTCGTCTTCCACTGCCATTTGCTCTCTTAAGTTATATTCATCCACTTTAATATCATCTGGATTCCTGCCTAATACCAAAAAGAGATCCTTAGACAATTGTAAGTCTTTAGTTTTACATCTATTGGTCTCCAATATCCGTCTCAGCTCCTTTCGACCAACTGTTGATATACAGAACTCTACATAGTCATCCATTAAGGGATGACTTATGGTGTTCAGGTCTGACAATTCTTTATAATGTGCTGGTCCGAATAAGTCTATATCAGATAAGTCAAAGTCTTCCACCTCGTACTCATCTTTTATGTCATTTTCTAGTGACTGCACAATTTCTCTGAAGCCAGCTGTCTTTGAGTCAGTCAAAACAATATCTATCAGGTCATCGACATCAACCCTAGAGGTGTTTTGCACACTTGGAAGAGCAGAAAATAAAGTCCCAATTCTGGATCGCAAAGATGATTCACAGCACAATTTCATGATCTCTCCCAGTCTACCACTGTCTAACGATGATATTTTAAGTTCCCCTTGGACAACTTTGATGATCTTGTGCATCATGATAGCCGGGATTGGTGAGCATGACGCCCAAGACTTGCTAGGCTCTTTATTGAATAATTCCATCATTTCATCCTTGGACTCATCATTAATCCTCAAGCTTGCAGGGCTGAGATCTGAGTCTGATGCTGAGTAAGAGAGTATGTGGACATCTCTGCCATCACTTCTGACATACAAATTCACGGTGGATTTCCTAACTTTTATACTTATTTCTGCATCATCAATTAGTCTAAAATCAACCATCTTCTTCTTCGTCATGTAAACAGGAGCACCATATGCTTTGTCTGAAGAGAATGTTTTAAAGTCAAACATCCAGTATTTGCAAGTCCTCTTTTTTATCTTTGGGGAAATATCCAAATTGTTTTTTGCACCCACATCCTCAGCCCATGACCTTATACTCTTGCATATTTGCCAGGGTTCAGCAGACTCTTCCATAGTGACAGATATTATAACAGGAGGGCTGCCCACTGCATTGTCAAGTTCGATTTGCACTTGTTTTCCATCCATCACTCCTCTCCATACACCATAACCATAATAATATATTGTGTTTTCAATCTTTTTTGGTTTTTGAGGAACCACAAACCCTCCGATAATTCCAGCACCAGCATCTTCAATTTGTCGTGCAATATGTGGTTCTCTATACACATAACTCTGTAAAATAGCTAAAATGTTTGATCGTGATTTTCCATCACTGTCTTTGATGCCTATAGGATTTGATTTATTTAAGAGGTCTATCACCATCTGAAGTTTTCTCTCCTGGGAATATGGACCCTGTAGAGCACAAAACATGAAGTGTTTGAGCAACTCTGCAGAATTTGTTCTACTTGTTCCAGTTATATCTTCTATGTCTCTAATAAATCCTAATTTTGAGAAGTTATCTCTTATGACCATCGACAACTTGCTGACTCCTGACCTTTTCTTTATTGGTGCACCTGTTACTCTAACTACCCTCGGCTTTTGATCCATCCTAGAGAAGAAATTTCTTATTTGGATGTGATTGTCCAGTGGAGAGCTCTGAAGAGTTTCTTGTGGGCTTTCTCTTAGCCAGGGGATGATTGATGTAACCTTGACCCACTCTTGGTCAAATGCTGTTCTCCCAATTTTGCTTTTCTGAGTCCCAAACCATTTATCACTTATTAAATACTCAGCAGGGGTTCTGAGATTTCTGTTTCCCTCAAAGACGATAACTCTAGACTGTGTGTTTTCTTTTATCTGTTTTCTTTTTACAATCTCAATAGCTCCTCGATTATACACCAAACTATCAAGAGATTGCAGATCTTCAATGTTTGGAAATAAGAACAATAGATCTTCATCACTGATTGCATTGGTTAGATTAATTCCTTCTAGCTTACTCAGCTTTTGCAATAAGCTGTACTTTGAGTCATCTAAAATGGAGAATTCTTGTCTGCCAGAGTCCTGGAATATGGCTGCACTTAGGAAATACACAGATGAGGCAATGACCTTGGCCACTGCATTGCCTGTTGATAAGGATGAAACAACTCCAGGTGAATGCACTTTTTCAGCAATCCTAAGAATGACTTCTTCACCAGATCTGGGAGCTCTGTATAATATAGATGGATTTTGATTAATTTGATCAATCCAGTCTTCAGGGATATTCAACTTATCTCTAAGTTTGTAAAACTTTTGTTTTGAGCCCCACCTAAGTGCTGAACTCAACACAATAGCACCACCTGGACTGACTGAGCAGCTCTCTGGTATTGTCCCATCATTGGTCTCTAAACCGTGTCTGACCTTCTTCATAAAGTATGAATAAAGACATTTTAGTGGTGTCTGGGCAATGGCTTTATACAGGTTGAACCTGAATCCTCCTAATCCTGCACAGTAAGGATTATCTAGCAAGAAGAAACCTAGGCCAGGATCCTTCCACCGTATGATTGCTTTTTTGTATTCTTCAAATAAAGAACTGACCCCCATCCCCATCAACATGTAATGCAGGGTACATTGAGCCTGCTGGATACAAGCTGCTAAGGAAAATGAGCCCCCTCCTTCTGACACAGAAGTCATCAAGTTAGAAGCCTCTTCTTGCCTTGCAACTAAAGTCTCTACTTCAGGAAGGTTACAGCATGCAGCTATCCACCTAACTGTTGGACGGACATGCTGAGAGTGGAAGAAGAACTCTGAATTATATTCCATCACAAAGTCAGTATTAGAAGTGGATTTTTCTGAAGGATAAATGGCTAAGAAGACTCCTAATCTTTTCTTTATCCTGAAGCAAATAGCAGCAGCTATCTTACACTTCATTAGTTGATCTTCATTAGAACATGGGAAGCTGATCATCATGCTGCTATCATCAGAGCCCTGCATCATGTCAATCACTACTGATTGCGACATTTCTGGCCTCACTTTGGTGTTGAAGATTTTAAAAGATAATGACCTAATGAATTCTTGGTGAAGTGTGTGTAAGAGAGAAGAGGTGAAATGTAATATCCCTTGCATCATCCCTGTTTTTGTTTTCAGAAAGGTGGCCCCTGCATCCATCCATGGCACTGTCACCTCACCATGAAAAGCTTTGAATATAGTTCTAGAAAACTCATCTTCAATATCCAATTCCTTGTGCCTGCTTAAAATGCTGATATACCTCATGTTCATCATCATGTATTTGTTGGTGAACATCGAGCATCCCCTAATGATGATTGGCCACCATTTAGGAAGGGTGAACTCGCACAGCATTAAAGCAAATTTTGTAACAAAGTGACCTTGATTCCATTTCCTAGCGTCATCAGATGTGGAACAAGTCCACACAGCACCTTTACAGTGTTTTCTAGCTCTTATTCCGTGTGTTTCAGGTATTTTAATCTTGTTGCCAGGATTGCACAGAGTATCTGAGGGAAAGAATCTACCAATTGACCTAGATATTGCCTCAACTATAGATTGAATTATTCTTTCTTCTCTACCCAAGACATAAATCTCCCTATCTCCACCATGCTGTTGCTTCTTAAAAAGACAGATGTGCATGTTGCCTCTTTTCTCCACAAATTTCATACATTCATCAAAGACTTCTATAGCTAATGTCTTCCCAGATGCAGCAAATTCAGACATCTTAACAATAGCCTTCTCACGATGATAGTCTTCTTTGTTGCACTTCTCATAGTCATACCACTTCTCATCAAAATTACTACTAGCTTTCAATGTTGCAAGTTTTTCAAGAGTGATGGTACTAATCTCCCTCATAATCTGAGTGTCTATCTGCTGCATAAAATTCTGACCATAGATTTTTCTTAATATGGTTTTCCCATGATCAGTACATTTTTTTAGAAATGACCTGCTAAACTCATGCATCTTTGGCTCTTTTGGGTCGCCTGATCCTAAATAGATGTCATCAGTTGGGCATAGATGCTCTAGTTCAATAATTTTCTTGTATAATCTTGATAATGCAGAGGGTTCAGTTTCTTCCTCCTTGTTTTTGAAATATCCATTATAACATATGCTAATTAGTGGTTGGAGCTCCCTGAGGGAGTTTCCAGTTAAAGGATTGAACAGCCCTGACCAGGAGATTTGGCTATGTTTTTTCTGCAGCCTAAAAGGATGTCTAGATATTCTTTCCATTGTTCTCAGAGACCTTAAGACTAGATACACTTGCAACTCTGACCTTAGCACAGCTGGTAGTTTTGACAACATTTTGTGTGGTTTTGGCAGTTCTGGCAAAGAAACGAACCCTTCCATAATTATGTATCTTTGAATGGTCTGAATCTCTTCAGTGACTGCTTTATCTTCCATAAGTGTTAGCAGAGTCAGTTTGATCATTGAAGCTGCTTCTTTTGAACTCCCACTCCTGTCTGTAGACATTATGTATGTGGAATTCCAAGGCTCAAAACCAAATATTTCAGTCCAGAAACAGATTGCACTCTCCATAAGAGGGAAACACTTACAAAGATTGGTCAGTTTGCTAAGCTTGTAAGAAATAAAATCAGTGATGAACAAGTCTCCTGCATCGATGTAATGCTTGAAGACACCATTATCCCACAGATCTCCCATGTGACTAGATTTCACGAGTGCAAAAGAAACAAAAATATGACTAACAGAAGATGTGGGTTTGATTAGCATGAAAAGAGGAGAATTCAATACTCTTTTGATCACAAATTGTCCTTTCCCCACATGCTGTTTAACTGATGCTGATAATTCCGCACCAATCAGTGAAACCATTTGACACCAAGAGCCTAGCTTAGACATGCACAATTTCTTGTGGTTTGCTAGGAACTCATTTTCACCTTGGTCCATGATCAAGTCTGGCTGATGTATCTTCTGAGCTGACTCTCTCAGGTCAAAGTCAATCTGGAAAGGGTTAAAATAATCATCGGATTCTGCAAATAACTCAAGATCATGTTTATTAATAAATTCTTCCAAGTTTGTAATGTCGTGGTCTAGAGAAAATCCAAGTTTGCTTCTCTTTCTCGACTCTTCAACTTGGGCATTGCTTTTATGAGATTTCCCTTCAACACCCAAAGTTGCACCATAAATTATCTCTTCATTAGATAAATTTAGTTTTATACGATGATATCTACTTCTCTCATCACTCTTTTGTATGCTGCCATCTAAGGCCTTTTTGAGCTCAGTCTCAGGATCATCATCAGCACGATCTATGTCACCCATAGCAGCTGCGATTGTGACGGATCTCCATATTTTGCACATCGGGTGATCTCCCTCTACTTCGAATCCTGACAAACAAGACACAGATTTCCCATCTAAATACTCAGTCATCACCCATGGCGGAATCTGGACTGTGGATTTACTATCCAATTTGTCTCTGCAGTTGGGTCCTCTACTCTTCAAGTAACTGTCAATCATTTTATTACACTCTGATTCATTCAGTTTGAGCCTCTCATCAATGCCTGTCACTTTCCCAATGAATCCTGATTCCATCATATCCTCTTGACATGCGGTAATCTCCTCAGATATTATGCCAGAGAGATATTCCTCATCTGCAGACATTGTCAAGAAATCCTCAAATACTTTTTCTTTGAAGTGTGGAAACTTCAGGCTAGTCTCTTTCCAGTCCATTTGTATTGAAGACACAATACCAAGAATTTCTCTCTCTTGCTTGGTCATCTCACTTTCATCTTCTGTTAATTCAGGATAGTATCTTTTTGCCTCCTCCATTATGGCCACTGCCAGTCTAAATCTAAACACAAGTTCATTGACTTCATCATCTGTTAAATCAAGATTTGACCACACACCCCTAACATAAACAGAAACTACAAAAAGAGATACCCTGCCTCCAACAGCTCTATTCTCACAAGGAATGTGATATTTAGAAAACTTGTCTTTGCATGCCTGAAAAGCCCCTCTCTCTCCACCCCTGTTAGTCGTAAATTCAACAACATGATGAGATCCGGCAGCTGTTTTTAGAATGAAGTCAGGGGACAGATGATCATAAGAATCAGCATACACTCCAAACACTGATGAGAACCTCACATCAGTGCTGCTGGCAAGATGTGAGAAGACCACATCATGGACAAGATTGGGAAGAGACTTATCTGGAACTTCAATGGTGGATATCAATGATGACCCAATAGTGGAATAATCAACACCGTTATTTAGATCCAAATCTATTTTCATGTATCCATCACACTTAGTTATGTGGAAGAATGGTATCTCAACATCCATGATAGAATCATCGTATTGCTTTATCTCTGGTCTAAACAATCCTACCCCCTCGGGGATTTGTTGTTTGTTTAGTATTTCTTCCATAGTTTGGGCTTCTTTGTGTGTTTC